GAAAAATGTTATTTGCTGGAGTTCCAACTGAAATGCCCGCTTCTATGGGAGCGCGCGTCAGTTTTCGTTTGAGCGATGATCAGCTTGCCCGCCTTTCGGAGTTTGGCCACATTACGATGAGCGGCCAAACCAACCACGAGCACGCTGAAGCCGCCGCTTTGCGCAGTCTTGCATATGTTCACGTATGCACGTTTGCGCGCCCTCGGTCTTTGTTCATCTTGGCCGGGGAGTCCAATACCCGCTTGCGCTGTCTCCAGCTCGCAGGCCCTGTTCCCACCAATAGTCAGTGGCCCGTTCACCATATGGTCCCTGACTTGGACGTGCGCGACGCGTTGCGTGTCGCGCGCGCCGGGGAAAACGTGCGTCTCGGGCGCGCAATGGGCACAACTTGCCATTGCGAGCTCTCCTGGTGCGCGCATGTCCAGCGTCGTTACGACGACGTGAATGCCGCATTCTCGGATGATTCGGAGTGGCCAGTTGGTATTACGCTGGTGCTCTGCGACGTGTACGCCGTCACGCCCTGTGCCGTCCGTGACTTCTTTTTGTCGTTCCGCTCGTATCTTCAAGCGCGGGGCCACAATCCCATGGAAGTCGAGGTTGCCATCAGCGCCAGTGCCGTTTATCGCATTGGTCACCGCTGGGCATACCGTGGCACCTTGTTTGGTGGTGAGTACCAGTATTACCGTGAGGTCGATGGATCGGTCGTTGCTCGTGTCGAAGGCAACGGAGACGTCGACTACGTTGACCGGAATGGCGACGATTGGTTTACCACAGAACCATCGTTTGGTGGGTTGACCTGGCAGGTGGATAGACAGATGCTTGACATCACTATCCACAAGGGTGTGTTTACCACAAAGCGTGAAACACAGCCGCCTGCTGGGCTTAGCCCCAATGTCCAGCGGGATCTTGCGCGTGACTTCGTGCGCAGTGGATTCAAGGGGCGGTTGCACCTGCCGCTTCGTGAGTATGTCTACTGTCGGCGCATGGATGGATTTGGCGATCTACCTGTGCCGCGAGATCTCGTTGAACATTTGCACTCCTTGGCTCAGGGTCAGGTCCGCGACAATCGGCTCAGGCGATTGTTGTACGACCGTAGTGCCTTGATCATGGAGGGCCGCTTTCCGCGATGCGTGGTTGATGTGCCACCATCGTTGCGCCAGGCCGTTACAGAGCTGGCAGTAGGAGAAGTTTTCAACTTCCCGCGACTTGAGGAAGTTGAAACCCGGGACGTGGAGGTCGTTCGATCTCGCGTTCGCGAAGAGTACAATGCGACAGTTGCGTTGATGACGCCTGAAGCGCACACCAATCAATTCTTGAAGGTGGTGACCATTGTGTTGCCGGTTGTCAAGTTTGGTTGGCGGGTCACTCGTGCCGTGGCCGACCACACCCCAGAGGACTGGGCGTGGGCAGTGCGTGCATTCGGCGGCGGTGTCGTTGCCGTCGGGTGGCTGTTTTATGCGTTGGTACTCGCGCTCACGTTCACCATGTGGGCTGGTAGTGATCGCATCCGTGTTGGGCTTGTTCGTAGGGGCATCCCGACTGGACGCAACCACTGGTTTCTCTTGCTGCTTGTTTTGTTCGCGCCTATGGTCCTGGCGCAAGAACCTCCCCACCGCGTTCGGTTTACCCCGAATGTGGCGCTTCCAGAATACATGTTCGTGACCCCGGCGTATGCGTACCATCAAGGTGACTTTGGACCTGTCGAGTTGCCACCCTTGGATGACGGTACTCGCGAACCAGCTGGCATGTATGCAGCGCGAAACCTCCCACCTGTGCCCCAAAGCACACCTGCCGAGGTTTCTCTCGACCGCTGCGAGTGCCAATGCAACTTGGAACAAATCGGTGCGTACCTGTTTGGCGGATACAGTTCGTCTTGCCCCGTGACTGTACCTGCCGCCTGTTGGTGTAGCCTGTACACCAGTGTGCGTGCCCGTGTTCTGAGGAAGACCATTGGAACTAGTATGGAAGCCTGGCGAGAACCTGCCAAACGTTTTCTCGACGTGGTTAGAGAGCGCATGACTGACGTGTCAGCATTTGCCGAGGCAACACCTTGGTACCAATGGCTGGCGCGTGAAGGTTACCCTGCGGCAATGCGTGAACGGTTGGACCGCGCGCGTGAGTCGCTGCAAACCCGTGCGCTTGAGGCTCGAGACATGGTGTCTCAGCTGTTTCCTAAAGTTGAGAAGTTCGTTAAACAGGTTCAACCCAGTGTCCTGACGGAGTACGCACCACGTGCTATTCAAGGTATGACCGATCGACTGCAGGTTGTGATCGGGCCTTGGTTTCACCGTGCTTCGAAAGTGATGGGGGAAATTTTCAACGCCGACGAGCCCATTTTGTATGGTCCTGGCAAGACGTCCGAGCAGATCGGCGCGTGGTTTGACAAGTGGAACACACGTTACCCTTGGATTTTGGAAATTGATGCTGTAAAGCTGGACTTGCACCTTAAAGAGGCCGCTTTGCAAACTCAAATTGACATTTACCGCGCGCTGGAATGCCCGTATGAAGTGCTGCATGCCAAACAGATGGAAGTCACCGGAGTCCGCGGCGTTTCCAGAACCGGCGTTACCTTTCATTGTCGCGCTGTCAAACGTTCAGGTGATTCAGACACTACGTTTGGCAACACGTGCTCGTGCATTACTTGCTGGCTTGGCGCCTTGGAGTCGGCAGGTTACCAGCTCGAGCATGACTTTGCGCTCGCGGTGATGGGAGATGACGTTGTTGTGTTGCTGCGCACGAAGCCCGATTTGGAACATCTGATGGGCTTTGTTCGCAGCATGGGCATTGAGTCTGAAATGTCCTTGCACCAACATCGAGCCAATTGCACATTTCTTAGTGCCTTGTTTTACCCGTCTGAAGATGGTACTGTGCTTGCACCGATGATAGGTCGTGTGTTAGCACGCCTGGGCTGGGCTGTCCACTCTCCTGGTATGGAGCGGTGGGGCGCCAACAAATGGGGACGCTACATGTATAGCGTTGCACGTGGTCTGCAAAACACAGTTGCACACGTGCCGGTGATGAGCACCTACATCGACCGCCTGCTCAGTCTAGGTATTCAGAATGAGGAACGCATCAAGGAGTTCAAGCACAAGGTTATGGCTGAGCGTGCGCATAGGATGAGCCACGCAGTGTACGAGTTCATAGAGGAACGTTATGGACTCGGACCGGCAGCGATTGACGAGATGGAGGAGGAGATCCTGAGCATTACGCACTTTCCACACCTTTGGAAGCACCCGGGCTTTCAGGTGATGATTGAGCGTGACTGCTTGTGAACCAGGGTCTCCTTGACGGCTACAGCGTGAGGGGGAATATAAATATCACGAAAAGGTTTGGCGACCTTTGCCTCTGGAGCCACGTCCAACCGGACGGGGCAAGTGAAAAATTTGTTGATGCAGATTGTTGAAGCGACACGCGATCCTAGTGTGTTTGAGACTGTTCAGAAAGTTATTGGTCATCCAGTGGTACGTAGGGCTGGAGCTCATCTTTTCGAGAAGGGAACTAAGATTATCGAAGAGTACATGCAGCCAACTTCAAAGGAAAAGATTGAAGTTGTTCTACCTCGCACGCGCGCTATGCACGATGCGAAATTGAAACAGCACGAAGGCGTGCGGTCCGAGGCCTTGGCCGCACCCGTTTCATTTGGCGCGAGGGTTACGCTTGGTGATGTGATCTACAAACATCACGCAAATGGTAACCTGACGGGCACTTGTACGGAGCTGGTTTGTGACCTCGTTCTGAACGGAACCGAACCATTTCAAAACGTAGCGATTGTCGGAATCCAGCCTGGGTTGACGGCAGCGTTTCCAAAGCTGTCGGCGGCTGCAACGCGCTGGCAGGAGTATCGAATCAAGAAGCTGAGCTATCACCTCGCAACGGAGGCTGCGACCTCGAACACTGGTGCGATTTACATGGGAGTTATGACGGACGTGAACCAAGGCGCCCCGACTAACAAGCGTGAGATCATGGCACTGGCGGGCGCTACCCGTTCTCCGTTGTGGTCTGACTGCCGCGTTGTGCTTGACAAAGCGCAACGTGGTGGTTGGAAGAAAGTTCGCTTCGGCCCAATCAACAACGATTATGGACCAGCCATTGTTCCATCGGGTGATTACAACGGAAGGGAGCCGTATTTCAACGTCGATTACAACAATTACGATGCGGGTGTTCTGGTGGTGGCTCGAAGCGCCGTCGGAGCTATCTGCACGTTTGAGTTGTATGTGACGTATGAAGTTGAGTTCCGCAACCCATCACTCAGGTCTGCGCTGGTGCCGTCGGCGGTTTTGTCGTCACCTGGTCCAGGTGGCAGCTTGCTCAATGGAGCTGCATTTGGGGCTATTCTCCCTAGTAACACGAGGAATGGCACCATTTACATTGAACCATCCGCTGGCGGTGATCAAACCCAGATCGTTGTTGGTAACCTGACTCAAGGTCGTTCGTATCAGTACACGTGGTACATGCAAGGGGCTGCTGCTGCAGGCAGCCAGCTCATTGTTGTATCGGGTGGCAGTAGCTACGTCTACAGTGCACTCGCTGATGCTACGCAACGAATGGAAGTCGGTGGGCTGACGGCCGATTCACCGAGCATGTTGATCAAAGCAACAACCGCCATGACTGGGTTGAACTTCTCTCAACTTGTGATTTCCGAGCTCCCTCCAAATCCATGGATTTGAGGTCTCGGCTTGCCTTTT